CTCGCGCCCCGCTGTTCGGATCAAGCCCGCGTTCGCCGGGTTGGCGTCGATCGCCTCTTGCATCCGGGCACGGAGGACACCGATCTGTCTCGCAGCGTCGATGCGCTGGCTCTCAGCTTCGGCGCGATGCCTGTCGAGAACTTCTCGCAGCGACATGGCGCGTTCGTCGGCATCCTCGAATACCGTCTCGAGCTGTTCGACCGTTCCGGCGCCAGCAAGCGCCCGCTGCCGAGTGCGCAGTTGGGTCAGCGAGTTCGCTAGGTCGGTGACCTGGCGCTTCGTGTTGTCGGCCTCGTTGCCGGCGCGTGTCGTCGCGTCTGTCCACACGTCCCACGCTTGGGCGCCGAGATCCACCGCCACCGTCACGGCAGCGATTATCTGAGACACCGGACCGAGAGACCCGGTCAGCGCGGGGAGCTGCGACCCGATGGTCCCGATCGACGCCCCGAACCGGGCCCACGCCGGGTTGAGCCGCCCGATGACGGTCCCGACGGCGCTGGCAACGCTCCCCATGCGCTCAAGCTTGTCGCCAGCGGCGATCGACTGCGTCGAGAGGTTCGCCGCCTCCTGCCCGAGTCGTCGCGATGCCTCTTGGGAGCGGACGAGCGAGCGAGACACGTTGTCGATCTGCTCCGCGCTCGCCGTGCCGCTCTGCTGGAGCTTGCGCAGCTCTCTGGCCAGGTGCCCCGTTTCGTTCTTGGCCTCGAGCTCCTTGATCTTCAGATCCTCGAACGCCCGAACCGCGTCGCTCTGACCTTCGGTGGCAAAGACGATCTCGAATCGCTCGGACACGTCGCACCTCCAGGGTCAGCGCCGACGACGCGAGAACGAACCGGGCACCCCACGCGCGCCACGCTCGCGCTGCTCGCGCTCGAGACGCTCGCGCTCGACGCGCGCATCATGGGCCAGCGTCATCGCGAGCGCGCCGTCGTAGGTCTCGAGTCCGTCGACCAGCGCGCGTGGCATCTGCGCGCGCGCAGCGGTTGGCGCGCCCTTGGCCCACCACCGATGCTCGCGCATCACGTGCCCGACGAAGGGGTCCCGCATCGACTGCCATGGGCACGTGCTCTGCCGGACGCCCGTCACGTCGGCGAGCAGGCGGAGGACCCGCTCGCCCTTGTCGATCACCGCATCGAGCGGCACATCCGTACGAGGATCGTAGACGCGTACATCTAGCTCGAGCTCCGTTACTCGGCCGGGCTGGGCGCCGTCATCTCCGCAGGCGCAGCGCCAGGATCGGCGCAGCTCGGCTCGGGTGTCGGGATCGAGCTTGGAGGCGACGCCGCGTTGGAGTCGATCCCAGCAGCGCTCCGGCTCTGCTCCGCACGGAGGAACGCGCTCTGGGTGAGCGCGGGCTCCAAGAATGGCTGCGGCGTGTAGAGCGGCACGCCGCCTCGGGCTTTTCCCGAGAGCGAGCGCTCCAGGATCACCGTCCCGACCTCGTACATGTAATTCCGCCCCATAAGCGACTGCAGCCTGTCAAGCTCGTCATCGCTCCACACCTTGTGCATGCGCCCGTCCGCAAGGCGTACGTCTTCCGTTGGCCCCAAGCTCGCGCCGGGGATCGGGATGTTCTCGACCGCGAGGCAGGCGACGCGGAACGCCTGGAACGCGCGGCCGTTCATGCTCGCGATGTCGTCGAGCTGCACGCCGACACCCATCGTCAGCGGCGCGACCACCGCGGCGCGCAGGTGCCGCGTCGGCAGCGCGACGATCAACGCGGGGTTGCGCGTGCCTTGGCTCAGCGTCACCGGCCGCCCGCCCGCGGGCGTGACGATGTCGCCTGCGTAGCCGACCACGTCGCTGCGCAGGAGATCGATCGCGTCATCTTGCGCCACCGAGTAGACCCTCAGCGGCGACACCAGATCATCTTTCCGCTCGTCCATCTGCCCTCCCTCTACGATCGATCCTACAGGTGCCCGAGCACGATCGGCGAGCGCCGCACGGCAGTCGTTAGGTCGGTGCCCTGGCTGTTGAGCTTGCCGAGGAGCGTCAGTTTGAGCGCCTCCATGCCCTGGTAGACCACGGGCTCGGGCTCCTTCTGGATCTGGCAGGTGCGGGCACCGATCGCCCGCACCTCGCCCCCGCTGCCGCCGAGCCAGTAGAGCATGCCGTAATCCGTGCCCGCGCGGTACGCGTCGCGGTAGAGCTCGTACGCACCGCCCGCAGCGTCCCGCTCGATCGTCAGCTCGATGATCTTCTCCCCGCGGTCGCGGTGCCACTCGCCCATGCCCTCGACGCCCTGCGGGTCGGGAACCTCGATCCATTTGATCCCGAAGTCGACGCTGATCTCCCAGAGCCGGACCGGCGTCAGCGTCGAGTCCGTCGTCGGCGCCAGGTGGAATCCGCCGCTGTGACCCCACGTCGGGATCGAGTCGGTGAACGCGGCGGCGGCGAGCGCACCGCCGCCCTGCGGCGTTGCGATCTCGTCGTCGTGCTCGCGCAGCGCACCCTTGACGGTGCTGGCCCATGTCACGAGACCGCCGCGGGCAAGCGTCATCGAGAGGTCGCCGGCGCCACCGCTCAGCAGGAAGATGTTGCCGCGGTCTATGCGCGACTCGGCGAGGATCTGGAGCCACTTCTCGAGGCTCTCGTCGTAGTAGATGTTCTGCGCGTTGTGCACCACCGCACCGACGCTGACCGCCGCCGGCAGCGCTGGCCACCATACGAGCGTGTCCGTGCTCACCGTCGCGACGAGCCGCGGGTAGAACACACCCGACACGCTCAGACCGACAAAGCTGTTATCGGTGAACTGCGAGCCCTCGCTCGCGGTGACGACGCAGCCCGTCGTGGCGGCACCGCTCGCGACGAGAGAGCCCTGCCCCGGAGCGCCGTAGCCACCGAGGATCGTCTCGAGGAACTTGCTTTGCTCCATCTTCGTGGTGGTGACGCTCTCACTGATAGCCGTCTCGACGCTCGTCCAGTACGCATCGATCGCGCAGCTCCCGCGCTCGGGCCCGCGGACGTAGTCGCGCTGCTCGTGGAAATACTGGACCGCGGTCTCGTCGGCCGCGATCGCGGTCTCCGGCACGATCGCCGTGGGCTTGCACCGCAAGTCGTCGAAGTTTGCCGCGACGTCGCCCGTGGCGTCGGCACCGAAGGTGGACTCGACGGCGAAGCGGACGCGCTGCACCTGACGGAGATCGTTGGCCATGCTCTACTCCTAGGGAGTGAAATCGAAGAGCCCCGTAAACGTGTCTTGATATTGCAACAGGCGATCGTTGGCGCCGAGGTTCGCGACGCGCAGCAACCTGAAGCCTCCGGGCAGCAGTGACTCCGAGCCCAGCCCGGTCGCGTCGCCGGCCGCCGTCGCCGCCAGATTTGGTCCGAAGCACAGCGCCGCGCGGATCAGAAAGTGCGCGCGGTCCGCCTCGACTTGCTGCGCCTGCACCTGCGCCGGAACGCCCTGATACCCGAGATAGTGATCACGGAAGATCGACACGCGGATCGTGTAGAGGTGAGAGCTGCTCTGCTCTCCGCCAAGGATGGCGTCCCCCTCTTCGAGGTGGACGAAGACCGCCGGGCGCACCTTCGCTCGCGTCGAACGGAGGTCCGCGGCGTAGCCGGGGGGGAAGCCGCGAGCGAAGCGGTCCGCCGCGTCGAGCGTACGCCCCGCGCCAGCACCGTCGATCAGTACCTCGTAGATCCGGGTATAGAGGTGTGCAGTCGTCGTCGCCATCAGCGCCTCCGCAGTCCCTCACGCACACCATCGCGGAAGGCGTCCATGACCTCCTCGCGCAGTGCGTCAGGCAACGCGACGCCGGCCGCGGTGAGCGGCAGAATCGGGCGGGCGGGCATGGGCCGCCCCGGTCTCCCGAAGACCATGTGGGCACCGCCTCTGTGCAAATACTCGGGCACGTTGTTGCTGCCGAAGCCGATCGCGATGGCCTGGCCACCGTCTGCGACGCGCGCGCGAGCGCCGAAGCGAACCCTCGGCGGGCCCTGCCCACGCTGGATCCTGATCTCCAGCGTCGTGATCGTGATCGGTGCCCACTCGGCGCCCCACGGCGAGGAACGTGTCGCGAAGCGCTCCTCGATGTGGTCCATCACCACCTGCCGCACGTGCTCGAGCGGCACGCGCGGATCTTCGATCTCCTCGGTCCATGCGAGGAGCCCGGGCCCCTTGCTGATCAGCCGCGCCTCGACGCTGATCACTAGACCCCCCGCAGTCGGTCGGCGCCGGAGCTGTCGACACCAGAGACCACAGGGTCCTCGTACGTCGCCACGACGATGCGGCGCCCCTCATGCGCCGCAGCGCGCGCGACACCGAGGACGTCGAGATCGCCCTTGAGGATGCCGGTCAACATCCCGTCGGCGAGATCCCAATGCGTGACCGCGTCGCGCCCCGCAGGCTCGGTGTGCCGGTAGATCAGCCAGAGCGTCAGGTCGAGCGCGATCTCCTGGATCAGCTCGGGCGTCGCAGGCGTCGCAGTGATCTGCGCGTAGGCCGCGCTGCTCCCGTAGCGCTGCGCCGTCCGCGCGACGATGATCCGCCCGGCTCGCTCGATCAGCGTCGCGAGGAGCCCGGTGTCGGCCGCGCCGTCGCCGTCCCAGTCGAGGAGCAGGGTTTTGCGGTCGCCGAGGGCCGCGTTGACGGCCGCCTCGGTGACGAAGAGGTTGGGCATCGCCTACTCGTCGAGCGCAGCGAAGCGGGCCTCGAGTGCCGCGAGGACGGTTGCGCGCGGCGCGCTGCGCCCCTTCTCGGCCTCATGCCAGAGCATGACGACGTCGACGTCCTCGGTCTCGGTGATCAGCGCCACGGCATCGACGGCGCGCAGATCGTCGAGATCCACCCGCTCCGGCTCGAGATCGAGCGCTTCGAGCGGGGGGTCGATGGCTTCGACGACCGGCTCATCGACGTCGCCGACGTCGACGGGCTCTGGGATCAGAGCGGCGAGCCGCTTCTCGAGCGCGGCTCGCACCCGATCACGGATGGCGGTCTCCGAACCGACTGCGGAAACGCCAAGCTCGTGATCACGCGCGAACGTGAGGAGCGCGTCCCGCGAGAACTCGCCGATCTGCGACAGCTCCTCTTCGAGCGCTAGCACCTCCGAGCTCGCGAGGTAGCGAGCGCGCACCTCCGCGGCCGCTGCGTCGAGCGAGGCGAGTTGCTTCGCCGTCTCCCGCTCGAGCTCGCGCCGCATCTCGTGCTCCGCTGGCGAGCAACAGCGGCCAGCTGCCGAATGCCGGCGGAACGCCCACGGCGGGAGCGTGACCACCGTCGGCTTGTCGGGGTCGCCGGATGGGGCCACCCGACGGCGCGCAGGCTTCGAGTCGGGCGACGTCATGAACGCGCCGAGAACTACTGCTTCCATTACTTCCCTCCTAGCTCAGGATGACGTAAGGGGCCTTGTCGGCCGTGAAGGTCACCGGCTCGGTGATCGCCGCAACGGTGCCGTGAGCCTGCGAGACCGAGCCGCCCCAGAGCGATGCTCCGAGGTACGCCGGGGCGGTGCGGATCTTCGCAGTCGCGCCGTTGGCCGAGATCCCGACGTAGTACAGCGCAGGTCCCACGAGGGCCTCCGTCGCCGTCAGCGCGAGCTGTTGGATCTGCGCCGCAGTGCCCACCGTTGCGCCGCCCGCGGTGAGCGACGTGTTGGCCAGGACGGCGCCGTCGGCGTCGTAGATCACGCCGTAGACCTTGTCCGTCCCGCCGACCGAGCCCACGAGATACTCGATGTTCGTGCACACGAAGTTGACGGGCAAGAAGATGCTCGTCACGAACTGCGTGCCGTCCGCGAACGCGGTGTCGGTGCCGTTCGTTGCGCCGGTGATCTGGAGGTTGTGCGCCCCGCTGATCGCCGTCGCCTGCGCGATGCCGCCCGTGAGGGTGGCCGCGCCGGTGACGGCGAGCGTGCTCGACAGAGAGAGCGCCGAGACAACCGAGTCGAGGTGGTTCTTGACGTGCCAGAGGATCGTTTGGGAGAGGTTCACCGTCGTGCTCCCTACGCTCGGACCGACGTCAGGAGGTGGCCGGCGTCGTTGCGCACGATGACCTCGTCGTCCTCGTGCGTCACGGCGATGTGGTCGGTGCCCTCGGTGCCCTGCCCCGGCTCGTACCACTCCCGTACGAGGATCCCGTTCGAGCCACCCGAGAGGTTGCGGCGGATCGTCGCGCTGAAGCACTCCTGATCCGGTCCCGGGCTCGCCGGCACGAGCACGATCGCGAAGACCGTCGCGAGCCAGACGCGCGACATGGACACGGCCACGCCGGTGTTCGCAGTGTTCTTCTGCGCGTCGCTCACGATCAGCTGATCGAGGCCCAGGTACCCGGCGAGGACATCGTGCGTGATCTGCCCGGGAGCTGTGCCGTGGAGGTCGCGGATCTGCGGGTGGCTCACGAGATCGTGGAAGACCTCTAGCGCGCAAACCCCGATCTTGCGGCTGAGCCCGTTGCTCGCCGGCACGCTCTCGAGCGCCGTCTGGATATCGGTAAGCGGCGTGCCCGAGGTCTGGTCGCTCCACACCGCGCTCGCCGCGGTCGTGGCACCCGACGCCCAGTTGCCCGAGGTCGTGATCTGATTCGCTACGCGGATCTCGCGCGAGAGCAGGTTGCGGTGCATGATGTTCTGCGTCACGCGCCGCTTCGGGTCGACGATCTCGTCCGCGACCGCCTGGAGCTGGCGCGACACCGGGCCGCGAAGTCCATAGCCGATGCACGTGTACGAGCCGGTCGTCGACTCGATCGTGACCTCGTTGATCGCCCCGAGCTCTCCGACGATGTTGTCGAGCTCGGTCGTCGAGTCCTTCTGCGCGAACTTGTAGTAGGTCCCCGTGATGTCGTCCGTGTACCGGATCGGCGAGACGAGGTCGGCGCAGAAGACGCCGTTCGTGTAGACCGACGCGAAGTCTGCGAGCGGCACGCTCGCCTGCGCCGTCTTGGGCGAGAGAGGATCGGACGCGCGGCCGATGCGGTTGTCGTCCGTGTCGCGATGCCGGATGTCGTGTGAGTGGAGGGTCATCTGCGTTGTCACCTTTCGGAAGTCTGTCAGGCCGGTTTGCGTACTAGGAGGTCCAGCCCCATGCCGCCATGCTCACGAACACGGAGATCTCGTGACCGTCCTCGGTGCCGGCCTCGTTGGCCTTGCCGATCAGCTCGCGGTAGGTCGTGCCGTCCGTGGTGGCGCGCTTGACGCCCATGCCGTCGGTCCCCTCGATCTCGATGAGATCGCCCGCCGCGATGTCCGTCGTCCCGTTGACCGTCAGGAGGCAGTCCCCCAGCCTGCACACGTCGACGCACGCGCCGCTGTCCGCTGCGGCCATCGTGACGCCCGCGATCTGAAGGTCGGCCGCGCCCGCGGGGTACGATACGGTCTTGGCTTCCGTCGCGTGCCAGATCACCACGCGGTGCGCGGCGAGTTCCTCGCCCGCGATGAGTGTCGAGACCGCGATCGGGTTGATAAGTCGAGCTCCGCTTGCCATGTCTACTCCTGTTGCGTGAACACACCACGCCGTTGCCGCGCGTGCGCGGCGGTTTCAGTCACCAATGGGGCCCGGGATCTAGGCGCCGACGATCGAGGGATATCGTTCTCGGGCGATGTCCTGTGCCCGCGCCCGCACCATGTGCCGCGGGGGCTCCTGCGCCGAGCGCCGCTCGCTCTTCGCGCGCTTGTCCTCGGCCTCGCGCAACTCGCGCAACGCGTCGGCTTCGCAGGCGTCCCACGCCTCGGCGACGGTGCGCACGTCGGCACCGCGGACGGGCTCGAGGGCGGCGATCGGGTTGCCCGCCGGCGGCACGTTGAGATCGTCGAGGAAGACCAGGACGGTCTCGCGCCCGCTGCGCAGCGCGATCGCGACGTACTGCGCGTGCTTGTCCCGCGAGAGCGCCTTCTTGCGCTTCGCGAGCTCGCCGTCGAGCCACTCGCGGGTCTCGTACTCGTCGACCTTGGCGCGCAGCTCGGCGCCCGTGGTGCGGGCCGCGTCGCGCTGCCTGCGGAGCCGCGTCACCGAGGCGCTCTTCGCGTCCTCGCCGGGCTCCTCTTCCGCCGCGTCCTCTTCGGGCATCACGGCCTCACAGGCCGCCACGCACTCTGCGCACGCGTCGACGCACGCCTTGAGGGCCTCGGGCGACATGTCGGCCATGCACGCCTCACAGGCGGCCATGCACGCCTCCATGGAGTCGATCGCGGCCTGCTCCTCGGGGGAGGAATCTACGCGCGCGGCAGCGGGGGTGCTCGGCCGCTGCGCCTCGACGACCTTCTCGGCCGGCTCCTCGGCGGGCTTCTCGGATCCCTCGAGCACGTCCTCGATCTTCGCCTCATCGAGCAGCGCCCAGAGGAGATCGCTGAGCTTCCACTGATCCTCGGCGAGCTCCTCGGCGGACATCCCTAAGAGCGCCGCCGCCTCGCCGATGATGTCGCCAGCGGCCCCACGCATCGCGCGAGCGATGTCTCGCACAGCCACGTAGCGCTTCGAGCGCGGCGCGGTGGCATCGGTGGCCACGGCGTGGAGTTCGGTCAGTTGTTCAATCGTCAGGGTCATCTGAGTGCTCCATCGCGAGCGGCATGCCCGCTGTTGTCCGTCGGCGCGTCGGCGCTCTGAGCCCGCCGACAGGTTGGTGTTCGCGGGATCGTTGGTGAGCGCATGGCTCACGAGCGTTGCACCGACGACAGCATAGTTGTCGTCCTCGTCGACCGAGGTGTAGCCGAAGTACACTGACCCGTACGCGAGGCGCCCCCTGTCCACCTCGGCCGCGATCTCCGCGACGAGCTCGCCCCAGAGGAAGAGATGCACGCGCGCGTCGACGCCCACGACAGGCACGCCGAGATGCGCGTAGCCGTTCGCAAGGTGGTCGCCGCCGCTCTTCGCGTCGCCGTGTGGCTGCGAGGCGCCCAGCCCCTCGGGTCCGCCGCCTCCGTTGATGGGGATCGCGGAGCCACGCACGTTCAGCGACTCGGCCATCTCCCACAGTGCCTGCTCGCCGATGCGCGTCTTGCCGATCGGCTGGTCCTCGACGCTCGCCGCGTCGAGCCAGCGCCACTCGCCATCTGCCTCGCCGCCGCTCCGCAGGTTGGCCGACTTGACGAACCCGCGCACCGACTCGACGTCCAGCGCAGACGTGAGCGCGTCGCGTACCGTGGCGTGCTCGACACTCAGCGGCTCGCCGCTCGCCGTACCTACGACGCGGAACGTCCCGTCGTCGGCTGCCTCGGCGAATACAGGCACGCTCTCCGCGAATGCGGTCCGATCGAAGCTCATTCGTCCTCCCTCGTCGCGACGTTCTTACGTGTCGCTGGCCGCGCATCGGTGCGCTTCATCCGCTCGGTCACCGCCGCGACGATCTCGCGGAATGTCGCCTCGGGCAGCGGAGCGTCGAGGTCGACGTGCGCGACGAGCAACTGCCCCTGCCCGCCCAGCTTCAGCGTCAGTCTCGGCCTTGCCATGGTTCACCTCGTCAGGGGAGAGCGCCCGGGAGCGAATCGGTCGCGGGCACGAAGCCTTGTCCGACGCTGCCCAAGATCTTGAGCGCAGTCGCAGCGCTCAGAGGGAACGCCGCCTCGATCAACGCGAGCGCGCTGTCACGAGGCAGCTCACCGGCCGCCACGCTCAGCACGATCGATTTCAGCGCCTCGACCTGCGCGCCGTTCAGCGCGCTCTCCGGATCCTTGGCTTCTGCGCCCGGCTCGATGACCACGCCCACCGTGGGCGCGTCGCTTTCCGGCGGGCTCTCGGGCGCAGACTCGATCGCGTCGGGCACCTGCACCTGCACGCGCGCATGCGCGCCAGCCCCGTCCGGCAGCGCCTCGTGCCCGAGCGAGCGGCGGCGCTCGTCCACGCTCGCGATCCCCTCGCGCACGTCCTCGACCTGGAAGACCTGCCGCGAGCCCACGCTGATCTCGCACACGGGCACGGGCGCGCCGGGCCAGTTGTACCTCACGACGGGCTCGACGATCTGCTGCGTCACCGTTTCGGAGAGCTCGGTCGCATCGGCGAGATGCAGATCCGCTGCCACGTAGCGGTGCGACTCGGCAGCGGCGAAGCTCCCGCCGCTCACCTCGGTAGTCAGGTTCTGGCCGAGCATGCCGATCGACTGGACCGTTGATGCCCAGTTCATCAGTTCGCGGTGGACCTCGCCGGTGATGTTCGCCTGTGAGCCGGGGATCGACTCGACCTTGATGTCCTCGGTGACCACCATCGAGAAGATGCGATTCAAGTTGTCGAGCGCCGTCTGCGCGAGCGCGATGGCGTCCGTGGTCGACTCGTCGTCATGGTCTTCGCCGAGCGGCACGGTCGCATACGGGATCGGCATGCCGAAGCGCTCGGCCAGCGTCAGCCAGAACTTCAACCCGTTGCGCTTGATGAAGCTCGGGATGATCGCCGCGCGCATCGCGCCTCGTCGCCAGGGATAGTCACTGCGCCCTCCGATCGGCGTGTGCGCAACGAAGCTGTCCGGGTACTCGTCCAGCGGAGATACGTTCGAGAAGATCCGATACGCGTCGCGATAGAAGCTCAGCTTCAGCGTGTCGCGATCGAAGCAATACCTGTTCGCGTGCCCGCCCCGCTCCGGCGGCAGCATGTGCGGCACGTGCAGGCCATCGCTCGTGGTCGTCCACTCGAGCGGCGCCACCGCGTACGAGTCGACTGGCGCCTGCATGAGGTGCGTCAGCATCGAGCGGAACGAGCGCGACTGGAAGAGGAGCAGTTGCCGCACCTTGACGGCGATCTCGAGCGCCTCCTTGTCGGATTCCAGGCCGTCCGGCGGGCGGAACGCGATCGGCCGGCCCATCATGCTCTGCGCGCGCTTGCGCGCGACGCCGTCGAGATGCTGGTCGCGGTCTCGAGCGTCCGAGAACATGTCGATCATCGGCCCGGTGTCGCCGGTGTCCGCGCGCTCCATGATCCGGAACCACCGCTGCGGATCGGGGTTCACCGCCTCGTGGCTGACCAGCCTCAGCCGGAGATCCAGATCGGGCACGGGCGTGCCGACCGGCGGACGGGGATGGCTGACCCGCGTGCGCGAGCGCCGCGGCGTCTCAGTCGTAGCGGCCTCCATGACACCTCCATCGCGCTACGTGCGGAAGCCCGCGCTGGAGAGCGTGCCCACCGTCGCGATGCGACTCGACTTGCCCGGAAGCCTGGCCCGCGCGCGGATCTGGTTCGCGATCGCCCACGCGAAGAAGAGCCCGTCATCGCCCGTGCCGCTCGCCTTGCCACGAGCTCGCACCTTGCCGCGCTTCTCGATCATCCCGCGCGCCTCAGCGAGAGTACGTCGATCGGGTGTCGTGCCCAGGAGCACGTCGCCTGCCGACGCATCTGGTGACGCGGCCTTCTCGATCTGATCGAGCAGCGTGTAGAGCAGCTCGCCGCGTGTGTTGCGGTTGGTCGCCCACCCACGGCGCTTCGTCTCCGAGTCGCGGTAGAGCCGGCGCCCCTTGCCCGCGTCCTCGATCGCGTTGATCACGACGAGCCCGCACGCCTCGCGCGAGGATCCGTCATCAGTACCTCGATCCCTGCGCCCCTCACGCTCTGGGCCGATCAGCGCGCCGTTGTACAAATCGCTCACCTCGATCAGGAGGTGCCCGAAGGCCACCGGCTTCACCTGGTTGTCGTCGTATGTCGCGACGACTCGACCCGTACGATGCTCCTCGACGCAACACGTGCTGCTGTCACGTCCGAGGCCCTCGCTGACGTCGGCGCCGATCACGTAGGCGATCCCCGGCTGAGGTTCGGCGAACACGCGCAGTTCGCCGCGCCTGAGTTTCACGGTGCGCAGCGGATCGCGGATGGCCCTCGCCATCGCGTCGAGGTACTCCGCCTCGATCCACGTCCCGCCGCGCGACTGGAACGCGGCCTCCTCTGTCGGCGGATACTCGCGCAGCGCCTTGTCGAGCTTGTGCTCCTGCACCGCCGCTCGCCACCAGGCGATTTGCTCAGCGCTCGCTCCCAGCTCGGTGAGCGTCTGCTCCCAGGTGCGTTCCCGGCGCGTCTGCGGGCCACCGTACGCCGAAGGCTCTGCGACGAAGTCGCGCCGCTGAAGCCACGAATAGAAGTGCGCTCGGAACTCCCCGAAGCGACCGGCACGCGTCTGGTTCCACACGTCGTGGAACCAACTGTCAACGCCGTTTGCCGTGGTCTCGATCACGATCTCGGTGCCGAGCCGCGTCGCACCACGGAGCGAGGACCAGGTCTCTTCGGGCCGCCCCCAGAACGCGGCCTCAGTCGCGTGCAGCCGGTGGATTGTCCCGCCTCGCCCCGCCTTCTGCGCGGGCCGGAGCGAGTCGCCCGCCTCGACGATGTAGATCGCGCTGCGGTTGTCAGTCCACACGATCTCGGACTTGGTGTCGTACTTCGCCGCGGACGGGACGATCCCGTACTTCGCGAGCGAGTCGACCATCATCTTGAGCCGCCCGAAGAACTGCGCGGCCTCCTTGCGATCGGCGACCACGATCTGTACCCGGACGCCGCTGTGCACCCGAGCAAATTGCACGTCGCGAGCGAGCTCGACAGTCGAGAAGCCGACCTGCCGGCTCTTGAGCGCGACGTCGTGGCCCGTGCGCTCTATCGCGAAGCGGCGCTGGTCCTCGTGCCAGCGATCCCAGCCAAAGCCGGTGAGCCCGCCGGCCGTTGCGTTCGGGATCTCGAGGAACTCACCGAGCGACGGCAGATCGAGCCAGACATCGACGAGCGCTTCGACGAGCGCGTCGCCGGTGGCCGTATCCGACGCTGCTGTCACGCGACGCCCGAGTCTACTGACGTATACACGCTCCCAGTGTACCCAGATCGGCGTCCGAGTGCTCCGCCGGGCGTAGGGCGGCGTAGGGCGGCTCCGGTCACAGCCGTCAGCTGTCCAGCTTCGCGCTGCTCAGGCGCGCGAGTTCCTCGTACTCCTGCACGCCCACGAGGCGCACCTGCGCCGCGCCATCCGCTGCGCTCGGCTCGCGCACCACGCGCATCGGATTGCTGACCCACGCGCATGCTAGCGGCAGCGTCATGACCTGCGCGCGCCCCGTCGCCGGGTGCAGCTGCACTACCTCCCAGACCGGCACGGGCAACACCTGCGACGGCCCGGACTGGCTGGCAAGGACGACGACCGACGTCGGCGGCGGGCCGGACAGCTGCAAGGGGTGCGGCTTGATCGACCACTGCGCCTCGTCGGCGTAGAGGCAGCTGCGCTTCACGCCGTGCACGTCGAGCACAGGCGACGCGAAGTGGATCGACGCCAGTACGTGATGCCTGGAAGATGCTTTGCTGCTCCCGTCCGGCTTCGTCTTCACCGCTTCCCCCCCGGACGTGACATGGCGACCACGGCATCTTCTACCCACCATCGCGGGACCTTATATCTATCGCCGAGCTTGACGTACGGGACCTTCCCAGATCGCTGCTTCGGCAGCATCTCCATCCACTCGCGAAACTCGACGAGGTGCGATCGGATCGTGTCAACGTCCCACCCGAGCGCTGCGGCGACGTCGCCCGTCGAGCAGAGTACCGGAAGCCCCCTTGTCGTGGGCCCGCTCATCCCTCGTCGTCGCTCATCCCGACGAAGACCGGCAGCGGGCTGCGCACCGTCACCGACCCGGATCGCAGCGGGCACCAATCCGGCGCCACCGGATCGTCATCGTAGCGTAGCAGCGTCGGCCGGCCGTCCGGGTACTCGGCGTTGCGCAGCGCTTGGCACGTGTTGAACTCGTCCCCGTCGAAGGGGCACCAGAGGCAACCGCTTTCCGGGCAGTGCATGATCGTCGCGTCCATCTCAGTCCCCCATCGCTGCGGCGAAGCTCCCCCGCCGCGGGCCCGTGCGCCTCGCGCGCAGCTCGCCCGAGTCTACGAGCGCCGCACCGACCACGCCCGCGAAATGATCGCGAATATCCTCGACCAGCCGCGCGCTGATCGGCTCCTCGTACTCCTGCGTCGCCACCTCGGCCACCTGTCCAAGACTCTGCGAGATCCGCACTAAGCACACCCTCTTGTCGCTCTTGCTCCCCGGCACCATCTGCCGGGGGACTGCACGCCCGACGACAGTCATCAGGTAGAGCTGACGCGCTCGACGCCCGCCGAGGAGCTCGCTCGGGCACGTCCGCTCGGCGAGGTCGAGCGCACGGCCCACCGTCGCCGTCCTCTCGATCGCGTCGTGCTCGCGACCGCCGAGCGACGGGTCCTTGGACGTCTGCACGCGGTTGGCGCGGCTCGGGTCGCTCGTGCTCCTGAGCGAGGCGCCCTCATCGCGCATCCGCACCCACGCGCGGACCGCAGCGTCGACGCTGCCCCATGAGTAGCGGCTCATGTCGCGCTCACGGTGCGACTCGGTCTCGGCCCGCCGCCCGGCGCTGCACATCTCGCGCGCGCCCACGACCGCCACGCGCGGAGGTGGGGCGACGAAGAGCAGCTCGGGCTCGGCCGGCGCCGCGGCGCGGCACGCCGGGCACGTCACCTCGTCGAGCTCGGCCGAGGTCTCGACGGCGTAGCGCCCGCAGAGAGCGACGCGGTTCGGGCGCGGATCGGGAGCGTGGATCATGGACGGGCAACCCCGGCTCGCTGCAGATCGCTCCACGTCGCCCCACACCGGTAGCTCGGCATGGGCATGGTGTCAGGATCTCCGCGGTACAGCAGCCAGCCCATCCCGTTCAGAGCACCCTGCAGGATCTGACGCACTCGCTCGCGCGACACCCCAAGCTCGGCGCCCACCTCCGCGAGCGTCCGCTCGACACCATCGTCGAACCCAAACCGCAGGCGCACGGCCCGTGCATCTCGCGGAGGGAGGCTACCCAGCGCGCAGTGTATCTGCGCGCGCAGCTCTGCCCGATCGTACTCGACCTCGGGCCCTTGCTCCTGACGCCAGGCGAGCCGTGGTGGGGGCTTGTCTTCGTCGGCGTAGCATCGCTTGGCGTAGCAGTGCTCGGCGTAGCGTCGCTCGGCGTCAGCGCGCCCGAGGTTCACGCAACCGAGGAAACCGCTCACCCGCTCACCCGCAGCGCGTCGAGCGCGCGCAGAGCATCGCTCAACACGCGCTTGATCGCCAGTGTCTTGCACCTCGACCTCAGCCCGGAGAGAGCGAGCGCGACGCCGTCGGCCGTCTGCTCGCGGGCGAGCTTATGCTCGATGGCCGTCGCCACCGCGGTCCGGAGCAGCTCCATCTGATCGCCGCCCGGCGAGGATCCCTCGCGCGCCTTAGCGGTCGCCGCCGCACGCATCGCATCGAGCTGCATCCGCGTCGCCTTGATTTTACCGGACGCGACACCGAGGAGCCATCGACGCTCGATCCCCGCCGGCATCGCCGCGGCCGCCGTCGTCGCCGCAGCTGGCGAGGCAGGGGCAGGCTCCCCGTCGGACGGCAGCGCTACCCCACGCGCGCGGACCGCTGCGATGACGTCGGGATGCCTGAGCAACCGCGACGCTACGTTCTTCAAATCCTTCGCGGTGCCGGCGTAGCCTGCCGCCTCGGCCGCACGCGCGCCGTCACGCGCGCCCGCGTAGGTCGCCGCAAAGGCCGCCATCCTCGGGGTCACGCGACAAGCCTAGCACAGGTGGCGGCGCGCCCGCTCGATCTTCGCGGTGAGCCCGAGCGCGCGTGCATCGTGGTACGCGGCGAGGAGCGCGGTAGCTGGCCGCCTCGGTTCGGTGCGCCTCGCCGATCACGATCAGGTCG